ATCCAGTAATCCTTACCTTCCGGCGACGTGACCATAATCTTGCCGGTAGGAGCGAGTTTGAACGGGCCGGTCACGCGCGGCCCGGCGGTGCCGGTTTTTTCGATGGTCTGGACTGGCGGTTTCGGCACGGGAGCTGCACCGCCGCCGACTGGTGGTGTGGCCGGGGGAGTGTCTCCGGGCAGGAAGCGGCTCTGCGCGTGGAGATTGTCTTTGTATCGCGCCAGGTCGCCGGTAAGTTTCGTTTCCAGATTCCCGAGTTTCTCCCGGACCGTCCAGGGATCGTCGGTCATCTTCGGGAACATCCTTTCGTAGGCAGCCTGATCGGAGGACCGCAGCACTCCTCCCTTGATCAGATCGCCTACGGTGGCCTGGATCATCGACATTTTTCCCTGCAGGCCTTCCCACTTGGCACCGAGCACCGGAATCTCTCGAAGCGTATCGCTCCAGGGACCGGTCATGAACCTCTTGGGGCCAGTCAATTCCTTTCTCATGTCCTGGACCGCAGTGAGGCCGTCCTCGAGAGTCACTAATTTATTCGATTCGGTGTCGGTCAGTTTGGTGGTGTAACCCTGCGTATATCCGCGCGAGGCGAGAATCCGGCCGACGTGCTCCTGTTCCTGGGGCGGCAACTGATCCCACCGCACCTTACCGCTTTGCACATCATTCGCCCGATTCACGTACGGCGCGTCTTCCGCAGCAATCCGCGCGGTGGCTTCTCCGCCGGCCTTGGCGACCGCTATCCCGGTCTCTTGTTGCACTACTGATCCCGGTTTAGGCACGGTCTCGCCGGGCTTGCCGGCGCCGGTCCAGAGTTTGATCTCGTCGAGGTTCCTGCCCACGAGGTTGCCATATAAGCCCTTGAGATAGGGCGAGGAGGCGATCGCATCCGCAAACTGGGACGGATCATTCATCGCCTTCACTTTCTCCTGAAGGTCCTTGATCTCCTGCAGGTGCTGTTTATCCGTGAACTCGACCCACTTGCGAGTCTCCTCGCTCTGGTCGCGCAGTTCTTTGTTTCGTTTGATTCCCAGATCGACCGACTGATCATACGTAAGCGCCTGCTGCCCCCAACTCTCTTTGCGGGCCTGAAAGCGCGGATCGTTGACGTCCATGTCGGTGAACTGGCGCGCCTCAGGCCAGGTGATATAGCCTTTACGCGCTGCTTCCGGCAAGAGGCGGTTCTTCGACTCGTTATCGATCATGCCGTTCGAGATCCGCACCATGTCTTTGCTCTCTCCCTGGGCATTTTCGAGTTGTTTCGCTTCGATCTCAAGCTGCGACTTATGGGCTTCGTTGATGTTTTTAATCCACGGGAAGGCGCTCGCCCCGCCGACCTCGAGCATCCGCTGCCAGCTCGGCAGCCCGGGAATGCCGCCGCTCGGAAATGCGGGCACAGCCGTCGGAGCCGCTGCCGGCGTCACTGGCGTCGTCGCCGGAGAGGGCGGGGCTGCGGCAGGAGCCGTCGGCGGCGTGACATCCGGCAGCAGCGGTTGCAGGGTTGCCCCCGGTAAGCCGAGCCCTCCGGTCAGCGGATATCCGGTCACCGTTCCCGGCTGCTGCGGTGGCGCGATCGGCGCGAACAGCGTTCCCAGGTTAGCCGGAGAAACGCCCGGCGCTGCCGGAACCTGCGTGGTATCCGCTCCGGGTTTAAACAGATTCGCCAGACCGAGCGCCTGCTGGTATGCCAGCCGCTGCTGTTCGAGCCCGAGCTGCCGGGTCTGTAATTCGAGCGGGAAGAGCTGGCTCTGCTGCATCAGATTCTGAAGATTCAGAAGCTGCCCGTATTGCTGGAGCGGCGACACCGGCTGGGCGGTAATGTCGACGGGCCGTACGGCGAGAGAGATTTGAGGATCGAGAGCCATAGAGTTACGCCATCTACTTCTTTCCGAACATCCGCATCAGGTTCTGCAGGTTGTAATACCCGCCGATCGCATTGCCCGCGCCGATGGCCGCATTGCCGAATCCGCTGAGCGCCTGATTGAAAGCATTGGCGCCGCCCACCACGCCGCCGGCCTGCGCCGCCGCGCCTCCGGTGAGCAGGTCGGCGATGTTTTTCTGGGTCGCCAGCACGTTGGACGCGACCGTGTTCGCGGCATTCATCCCGGCCGTCCCGCCGTACTGCGTGCCCTGCGTCAGCCAGCCGCCCGCCTGCTGCGCGGCACCGGTTCCCCACTGACCGGCGAGCTGCGCGGCGTTCATCAGGTTGGTGCCGGCCTGGCCGCCGGCTTGCAATCCCTGTCCGGCGACCGACTCCAGTTGCTGCTGCTGGGTAATCCAGCGGTTGAAGGCGTTCTGCATCTCGGCGCTGGCCAGGTTCTGCGACTGCGACTGAAGCGCTGATGCGGTCCCCCCGCCGAGCGCTCCCCCGCGGGCCGCGGCCGATGCCTGGAGCGCCTTGTTGGCCATGTCGATGCGGAACTGATAGCCGGGATCCAGGTTCTGCATCTGCTGCATCCCGAACCCCTGGCCCATCAGATTCGCGAGCTGGCTGGTCGCCTGCTGGCCGGTCTGCATGTACGGCTGCAGAAACGCATTCGCGCCCTGCGCGGCGGTGGTGACTCCCTGCCCGGCTTGCTGCGCCGCGGTGGTCAGGTTGCCGCCGGCGGTATTGGCGGCGGCAATCGCGTCCTGCGCGGCTTTCAGGGCCGCGGCGGTGATCTGGGGGTTTACCTGACCTAGCTGATCCTGGAATCCGGCGATCGCCTTCTGCGCGGCCTGATACTGCAGGTTGGCGGCATTGTTGGCGGCGCCGGCTCCCTTGACGCCGCCCAGAATCGACCCGACTCCGCTGATTCCCGCGCCTATGAGCGGTGCAGCGACTGCGGCTGGCATACTTCCTCCTCCCTCTCTTCCGTGCGCTCCTGGGCCTCGCCTGCTTCAATGGGCGGCAATTGATCGGGCCGCGAGATCCCGAGCATCACCTGATCGAGCAGCACGCCGTTTTTCAGGTACGACGCTTCGTTGACTCCGAAGACTTTCATGCCGGCCCGGTAGGCGAAATGCAGCGCCAGCCGGTTCGACGCCGGCACGTTGGTCACGATTCGCCGGCAGTGCGAGGCGTACCACATCCACATCGGCAGCAATCGCGCCGCGAGCTGCCCGCGCTCGCCCCAGGCGCACGGCAACAGCGCCGTATGCACTTCCCAGCAGACGCCGTTCTGCGGGACGAACATCCACAAACCCAATAAATCCGCGCCTTTCTCGTGGACGTCGCGCACGATCACGTACCAGATCGAGGGATGTTCCTGCGGGTAAAAGTCGCCGGGCGCCGGCGAGTAGTCGTCGGAGAGATATTTCCAGAGCCGGGGATGCGTAAGGATGCTGCGGATCAGCTCGTAATCGAAGGAACGCTCGAAAGCGATCACGGGGAAATCCAGGTTGCGGAGATCGAGGTGCCGGAAGCATAGATAACGCTGGCGCCGGTTCCGCCCGTTTTCCACGCCTGTAGTTGCACGGTGTTCCCTACGGCTGCGGTGAACAGCCATTGCTGCGTGACGGTTCCGCCGGCCCCGGGCGCCCCGGTAAGAATCGCCTGCCGGGTGCCCCCGGCGCCGTTCTGTAGCAGGTTCCCGCTCAGGTACGCTCCCGAGTCCCCGGTCCCGCTCAAATAGAAATAGAACACGCCGCGGATCAGCCACTGGCCCGCGCGGGAAAGGGTGAGCAGTGTGCCGGAAACCGGTTGCCCGGATGTCGTCAAGGTGATGTCGGCGGAAGCGGAGCCCAAAAGCACGATGCCCGTCTGTGAGGGCGTGGTTTCGATCCATGCGGAACCGCTCCAGACAAAAGAACGCGCCGGCGAGTCGGTGGTGCGGAAAGTGAACCCGGCGTCGTTGGCCCCCAGATCCGTAGGTCTCTGGTCCGGCGTGAGCGTTCCCCACATGCTGCCCGCGAGAAAATGCCACGCGTTCGCCTGCTGCTGGTAGATCACGCCGCTGCGATCAGTCTCCACGTAGATCGTCCGCGGAGGGGTCTGCGCGTTGGCCGCGGGACGGTTGGCGTGCAGACCGTACTCCACCAGAGTGGTCTCGATCCAGACGGTTCCGCTCCAGATGAATGTTCGCGGCGCATAGGTGTCGCTCGCGTCGGTGGACCGGTACTCAAACCCGGCATCGTTCGCGCCCAGATCCGTGGGCCGCTGGTCCGGCGTGAGTGTTCCCCACATGCTGCCCGCGAGAAAATGCCAGGCATTCGCCTGCTGCTGATAGATCACTTCGGTGCGGTCGGTTTCGACGTACAGCGTGCGCGGCGGGGTCAGGGCATCCGCCGGCGGGCGGTTGGCGTGAGTCCCGTACAGAACGAGAGTCGTTTCGACCCAGACCGAACCGCTCCAGACGAAGGTACGCGGCGCATAGGTATCGCTTGAATCAATCGAGCGGTACTCAAACCCGGCATCGTTCGCGCCCAAGTCGGTGGGCCTCTGATCGGGTGACAAAGGGCCCCACATGGTGCCGGCGAGATAATGCCAGGCGCCGCCCTCGTTGACGTAGATCACGCTCTGATCGCTGTCCACGTAGATCGCGCCATCCGGCATGTCGCCGGCGTTGGGGCGATTTGCGCTCGTCCCCTCGGTCACCAGCGCATTGAGCTTGTCGCCGGTCTGGCCCCAGTAGTAATACCACTCCTTCGCCGTCGTATTGCCCCCCGAAGGATCGAGCAGGGTGGTGCGGATGGGCGGAATCTGCGGCAGATCGTTCATGCGAATCCCGGCGTGCTCTCGAGGTAGGTGTCGATCAGGGCGACTTTGCTTTTGGCGGTGATGCCCACCCGGTAGACGCGATCGCGCGATTTGCCCAGCCGGCGGAAGACCGCCCGCTGCGTATAGTTTCCGCTGGGCGCGGCGTTGGTGAAGCGTCCGATGCTGTCGTTGAACGTATGCCCGTGATCGTCGCTCCAGTCGAGCCCGATCGCGGGCGCTGTCGTGCTCGAGCTTTGCGCGCCCTGCTCCAAAAGAACCTCGAGCCGGTGATCGTAGTGCCACTGGTTCTCGTTGATCAGATGCGGAAAAGCCCGCGTGTACTGGATCAGAGCGCCGTTGTCGTCGTAATAGTTCAGGCTCTGCTGATAGAGCGTCCCGCTCACCGGGTCGCCCACGATATGGGTTCCGTTGGCGCCCCATTCGGGAATGAACGTCCCATACCACGGCAGGTATTTGGTATACGCGCTGGTCGAAGCGTTCCAGCCGGCGCGCTCGTGCCAGAGCCCCTCGGTCAGGTCATAGACCCAGGTGCGGCCGTTGTTCCAGAAGTTCACCACCCAGAAAATATGCCCGTTCTCGGCGTATCCGTAGCTCACCGCGTCCCACACCCGGTATCCGGCCTGGTTCCACTCCTGCTCCTGCGCATGAGTCGAGATGCGCTGCGGCTGCAGGCCCTGCACCCGGTAGGCGATGGTCTGGCCGGAGTTGCCGCCGCCCAGATAGCAGACGCTCAGCCCGACCGAGCAGGGCGCCCAGCGGGCCACGCTGCCGTCGTGGATCATGGCGCCGGCGACCCGTTGAAACGGAAACGGCGAAGCCCCGACGTCGCTCCAGACCTCGATCGAGTCGGTGCCGAACAGCCAGAGTTCCTCGTGGTCAGTGAGAATCGAGTTGATGTTATCGGGAGCGCCTTCTTTGATGCCGTAATCGAGCGGGTTCCAGCGGGTGCCGTCCATCAGCGCGGAGATGTTGAACTGCCGTCCGGAAATGCCGGTTCCGCTATTGGCCACCCGGTTCACGATGAAGTACCCGTCCAGCACGGCGCCGGTAATGCCGTCCACCTGCGCCCCCTGCGCCGCCTCCCAGACCACGTTGGTCTGCGCGGGCAGGTTGCGGTCGAGGATGATGGTGTGGTCGTTAGGGACGCCGGTCATCACGTAACTGACGTCGTCGATGAGAATGTTGCTCCCCTGCCAGGCCGGCAGGAACGGTCCCGGCGTGACTGAATTGACCAGCGTTCCTCCGGGGCTGCCCGAGAACGTGTTGCCGGTCCCGGTGATCGCAAAATTCGCCGGGACGGGTCCCGAGCCGTTGTCGCAATAGACCAGGCCGCCGGACACGATCATGAGCTGGTTGCCGTTAGAAAAGATCTGCGCCGGATCGGGATCGGAGGTGCCCTGCGCAACCGTCTTAGCCGAAAGCGTGGTGGTGCCGTCGGAATGTACTTCGGTGTAATTCGGCCCGTGGATCACGAAGCAGCGCCCGCCGCCCGACCAGATGCAGCGGATCTTGAACGGGGTCAGCGCCGCGAAGTACTGCAGGCCCGGCCGGCCATAGAGCACCAGGCGCGCCGGCTCGTTGGGCACTTCGACGGCTTCAGGGATCAGGTTCATGGTCTGCTGCGCCGCGGCGACCACCGACAGCGAGGTGTAGGAAGGACCGGCCAGAGAGATTTTCACGTTATATGATGTAAGCCTTCCCCATGAGCCTAGAAACCGTACCCACCCTGGCCGGCGTCGAGGCCCTGATTCTCCAAACCAATGCAATGGACAACGAAGAGGACCGCATCCGGGTTCTCTGCGACCACGTTTATTCGGCGGAAGATCTCACCATTCCGCCGGCCGATCCCTTTTCCGCCGAATACCGCTCCTTCGTGCTGGGCGTCTGGCGCACGCTTACCGGACGTGCCGAATACTGCGCTGGAGAATGCGAGCTGTCGCCGTTTCTGACTGATTTCGACAACGTCTTCCGGCTGCCGCCTTACAGCTACGGTTCCACCGACATGCTGGGCGAGTTTCTGATCACCTACGGCTTCATCATCAAGACGATGGGATTGAAAAGCGGTGCGCGAGTGCTCGAGTACGGCGCCGGCAATGCCCAGATCCTGCTGCACCTGGCGCGCATCGGCTGCGACGTGACCGCCATAGATCTCGAGCCGCGCTACATTGCCCAGATCCGCGAACAGGCCCGTCGCATGGGCGTCGGGGCGACCGGGATTGTCGGCACTTTCGACCAGGATCCCGAGGGTGGTCCTTACGATGCGGTGTTGTTTTTCGAATCCTTCCACCATGCGCTCGATCATGCGGCTTTGATTGAGCGGCTTTCCCGCCATCTGAAAGATTCCGGCATCCTGGTCTTCGCCGGCGAGCCGATCATTCCGGCCGGCGGTTACTGGCGCCCCACCATCCCTTATCCATGGGGACCGCGCTTCGATCTGCTCTCGCTGCGCTCGAGCAAAGCCTACGGATGGCTCGAACTGGGGTTTCAGGAGGAATATTTCACGGGGATGCTGGAGCGCTACGGATGGACGGTTACCAAATATCCCTGCCCGCTGACCTCGCGAGCCGATACTTGGATTGCGCGGCGTCATCCTTGAGGTCCCCAGGTCGTGGTAAACCACGGATCGTTGCTGCCGGTCGGACCGCCGCGGCCGATGCACGGCACATCCAGGACCGGCTTGGGCGCATTGATCGATTCGATGCGCAGGAGCGCTTTCTGCGCGTCGTTGCGCACGTCGGCGTCTACCTGACGCTGGAAGTGCGGACCCAGGCGCACGGCGAGATTCAGCACCAGAGCGTCTTCGTAGCCGGGCGGCACGAGCACCACGTCATCGGACGTCAGGAAGGTTGAGACCACCTGCCAGATGTACAACTCGAGGATGTAGCCGGGAACCGGCTGCGGGTAAATGTAGAGCGTCGAGAGCGGGTAGTCATAATCGTCGTACAGCGCGTAAGGAATGGTGTTGGCGATGTCCTGCACCACGATGCGCGACCACTGGAGGTCGGTCAGGAGCGCCAGCGGCCGCCGGATCTGGGGCATCGAGTAGATGATGTTGGCCCGGTCGATCTGGACCGGCCGCGGACCGTTCAGGTCGGCGACCGTCTGCCCCGTGGGATCGATGCCGATGGTAAAGATTTTGGCGCCGGTCAAAGCATATTCGTAGCGCGCCATCGAAAAGATGAACAGCCGGTCGCAGGTCAACGAGCCGATCAGGCGGTTGAGTTCCTCGAGCCCGTCCTGATACTGGGCGGGCGAAGGCGTGCGCTGCGGGCCGAGCGTTACCCCGGCTTTGCGCAGAGCCGGATAGATCAGGCCCTTGCCGGCGGCTACCGGGACCGTGCCGGCGCCGATGCCGCCGAAGACGTTCTGATTAAAAAGAATCTGGTCCCAGAGTGGATTCGATGCAGTCGCGCCCATAAGCTCAATTCCAGGCCGAACCGTCCCAACGGAACAGATAGCTGCCGTTCTGCGCGATCGTGCGTCCCAGAACCGTCACCGATCCCGCATCGGTTTTGTAGATGCGCAGGGTTCTTCCCGGCCAGGTGGCAGCCGTAATCGCAGTAACCGCAGTGCTTCCGGTGAGGTTCACATTGGGCACAAACGACGGCGATACCGAGAGGGTGGCCGCGGAAGCGATGGTCACGAACTGATCGTCGTATCCCACGCCAGAGATCCAGCTAGCGGGATAGTTGCCGGTCGGTAAAAACAGATCCGCGACCGTGTGCCCCTTGTTGATATTGTCGATGCGGGATCCGGAGCCCAGGCCAGCCCCGGCATAGATGCCGTACTGCTGGGTGCCGGTCCCCGGACCGTCGATGTTGTTGCCGAGAATGTTGCCGGTGATGATCACTTGCGGGATCGCCACGCCCAGCATGACGCCGGTACCTCCGTTGTTGTTGGCGATCCGGCATCCCTGGATCAGAAACGAGCTGCCGGCGTTGAGCACGATCCCGTTGCCCGCCCCATCGATGAATTGGGAATCAATCAGCGAAACTCCGGTGGTGGTGCCCGGCCCGTCGACATGGAACCCGTCGCCCGAAGAGGAGCCCCAATGCTGGTTGAACCGGGACTTGATCACTGATCCCCCCGTAGCCGGATGGATATAGGTTCCGTAGCTCGAATTGTGGTCGCAGAAGCAGCCGCTGGCGGTGACCGAGGCTACGGTCTGACCGTTGGCCGGCGCGATTTCGAGGCCGTAGGTTCCATTCACCAGTTCGCAGTTATGCAGTCTGGCGTCTCCGCACTCGGTGATGCGGATGCCGGCATTGAAACTGGTGGAAGACGTGATCACCAGCCGTTCGACGATGCCGGTATTGTTGCCTCCCGGCCCGATCAGGACTCCATTGCCGCCGTTTAATTCGGCCATCGACACGTAGCGGATGGTGTACCAGACGCTCGCAGAGATCGTGATCCCGGTGGATACGTGATAGAGCAGCAGATCGGAAATGGTGGTGTAGCTCTGGTTGTTGAGCTTGATGGCGGCGCCTGAAGTGGAAGATGCCTGTCCCACGATCTGCATGTCTTTGAGCGTGTTTCCTCCCTGCGTGCTGGTGGAGTCGAACTCGAAAATATCGATGTTCGGGGTATCCATGATCACGGTGGTTGCGGTCGCTCCACCGCCTGCGATGGTCACCGACTGGGTGGCGATCTTGATGGTGGCCTGAAGGTGAACCGTACCGAACGGAAAGCGGATGTCAACCGGCGCACCGGCTCCCACCGAGTAAAGCGCTTCCATGCATCCGGCGGAAGAACTGCGGATCGTCCAGGCTCCCGTATGGGCATTGGCGCAGGTCACGATCACGGTTCCGCTGGCGGCGCCCGAAACCGCCGTCCCTCCGGTGATGGGCACCGCTTCCGCAGTGCCGGTGCCTCCGGAAATGTAGAGGTAGTGGTTGCCGTCGGTGCCGTTCACTCCGATCGGGACCGGGCTCAAGGTGATGGAGTTCGATCCCACCACCAGCGATCCGCCGGGAGTCTGGGGTGCAAAGTTGTACTGGGAGGTGAGCAGTTCGGGAGATTGGCCGACTTTCGAAAGATTCGGCCCCAGAGCCGCTTCGATGGCTTTGACTTCGGCGGCCAGCACGTTGTGGTGCCAGGCGTCGATGTACATCGAGATCTTGGCTCCGGCCGAATGCACCGCTGCCACAGTTCCGTCGAAACCGCGTCCGCTCGCATTCACGATCAGTTGCGGATTCGGCCCGGAAACGATGCTGTCGATGGCCAGAATTTCCTTGTCGATCGAGACCAGGCAGTTGGCGGTAAAGCCGGCCGTCGAATTGACGAACAGGATCGTGTCGGCGGTTCCGACGCCCACCTTGAGCGTGGTCTGGATCAGGTTGTTGGCGACCTTGAGCTGCGAATCGGTCGCCACGGCGGCGGGAAATACGGCAGTCGGTGTGCTCATGGTTTATCCTGGAGCGGCGTTCGACGCCTGATCGACCATAGCCTGCGCCGGAGACTGCGACTGCGAGCGCATCTGGTTGCCGGCGTTGTTCTGGACGATGGAAGCTTTATACATCTGCGCCTGCGCCGGCAGCGACGGGTCGGCCTGGGAGCGCGGATATTCCGGCAGGAGCGCCACCGCGAAGTTGTAGCGCAGCGCCTGCTCATATCCGGGGGGCATGTTGATCGTGTCGCTTACGGTATTGAACTGAGCGAGCAGGGCGTACATCCAGATCTCGAGGGTTCCGCTCAGGCGCGGCTGCGGCGCGATGTAGACCGTCGAATTGGGAAACTGATAATCGCAGTAGAGCTTTTTCACGTACACACTGGTGGCCTGCTTTTCCGGAACTGATTCCCAGCCGGCGGCGTCCACGATCTCGAGCGGCGAGTCGATGCCGCCGCAATTCACGCTGGCGGCCACGATGCGCACCGGCTGCATGTTGAGCGGATAGGAATTGCCCGCATAGACGCTGATCAACTGACGCTGGCGTCCGACCAGCGAGGCGCCTTCGGTGTTCCAGCTCGCGACCATCTGGTTGAGCGAAATGAAAGCGTCGTTCAGTTCGTTGGTCTCGAGGGTCTCGCCGGCGGCGATGGCCCCGATCAGACGAAACGAGGAATGAATCAGATCACTGACTGACGACATCGGCGGACTCCTTGGGCGGCCGGCTGCGCCGTTTCGGCGGCTCTTCGGGCGGCGCCGGGGGCTGGATGATGCGCGACCATTCCGGCCCGAGCGCCGCTTCTTCGTCTTCCGAGTAGACGGTCACCGGCTCCAGCGTCCGGTGAAACATCATGCGCGGATAATCAGGGTTGAGCGTGATCATGACTGCTGCGGATAGCCGTACTGCGGGTATTGCGGCTGTCCACCGCCGGCCTGCGCTTTGGCGGCGTCTTTGGCGGCCTGCGCGGCCTGTTTGGCTTGCAGATTGGCCCAGGCCGATTTGATCAGGGCTTCACTCAGCGAAAACTCCTGCCAGTCGGTCGAGAGCGATGCTTCCTCTCTGGCGTCGTTGATCACGCTCGGGCTCACATTCACGTTGAAGAACAGCTTCGGGTACTGGGGCTTCGGTGCTGCTGTCGAACCGGGAATCGCCGGAGCGTTCGCGGGATCGAGCGTCCACTCGTTGGCGTCGAGCGCGTCTTTCTCCTCCTGGGTGGTGACCACGAGCGGAGCCACCCGCCATTTGAGGTTGTAGTAGATCTCCGGCTTGTCGAGCGGAGTTGATTCTTTCGGTTGCGGCCCGGTAACCGGCGGCGGCGTCGTGGGCGGCTGCTGTCCGGAAGGCGGCGGGAAGCCGCCGATCTGTTGATTCATTCCTGTCCATTGATCGGCCATATGTTGTTTCCTCCTTATTGAACGACCTTGCAGGCCCATTCGGGACGGGTCGCGGCCCAGCCGAACAGCACGTCGCAGCGGGTCACGAACAGGTCGTTGATGATGTCGTACATCGAAACCATTCTTATGGCGCAGCCGGTGTCGGGATCCTGCTGGTTGGCGCCGAACTGAATGTTTTTCGGAACCTCGAGCGGCGCCATGCCGAGCGTGAAGGCGTCCTTGTGGAACGCGATTCCCTGGATGGAGAGCTGCCCGGTAGTTCCAGTGACGATGGTCAGCGGAGCGCCCGCAGCCGGCGAAGCGCTCACCGTCTGCCCCGGCATGGTGGTGACGATCGGCGGATAGATCGACAGCGTGGCGGCGCCGGTGGCATCGCTCGAGGCGTTGGCGAGGACGGTGAACTGCTGCAGGTCGGTCTTGACGGCGCCCGACACGCGGTTCACGCGAAACACGCTGGGCAGCGTGAAGACGTCACCGGCGTTGAGGCGCACCGCGGCGGCGGCGGTCCAGCCGGTAGTCGCGAGCGTGGATCCGGTCTGGTTGGCGGCGCCTACCTGCGGAGCCCCTCCGAGCGGTCCGTTGGTGTGAGTGACACAGTTTTGATCCATCACCCACTCGAAACCGCCCATAATCCCCATGCGGCCGCGTTCGTACTGCTGCTTGACCTGGCTCGAGGACTGGAACAGTCCCTGAAACGTGGTCAGCGCGGCAGTCTGGATCTTGGGAGGAATCACCATACTCCGGGTTCCGTCCATCGGCGCCGAGCTGGTGTCGAGCATTTCGCCGGCGGTCCAGAAGGGAACGGCCGTCGTGATCGGCGTGCCGACCGTGCCGACCAGGTTAGGCACGTTGGCGTCGGCCATCGTCAGGCCAGCGATATCGACGGCATTGGCCAGCGCGACCGCAGCACTATCGAGATAGCGCGCGGCGAAGTTGTCGATCGACAGCGTCAGGTCTTTCGAAGTGAACGCAAAGCCGACCACCTGCTGGTTCGAGAGCTGGAGGGTTTTCTGGTTTTCGACGACGTTCTGCGGGCTCATGACCGGGCCGGCCGATGCGACAAACATCACCGGGTCGCGGAGTCTGAGAGTATCGCCGATTTTGGCGCCTTCCACGGCGAATTTGTCGTCCCAAGTGTGGGCGACGGCGCCGGAGAAGCCGAGATTATTTTTGAAGCGCCGCAGGAGTTCGTTGGTGATGACCTGCGACGTTAACAGAGTGTTGACTGCCAACTTTTTATCCCTTCAGTTGGCGCACCCGTTCCTTTTCCCAGCCACTGAAATCGGTCCTGGCAAAGTGCTCGTCGTGGATGTCGCGTTTGGTCGAGCCCGCACTGGGACGCGATAACGGCGGCGGCGGTTTGGGTGCGCCCGATACTTTGGGTTTCGGGTTTCCAGCCGTAGAGGTCTGCGCGAACATCGCCGAGAGTTTGCCGATCTCGCGGATGGCGGAGACCGGCTGCATCTGGGCGATGCGCTGCAACTCGTCAGGATGCGTCGCCAGGTGATAGAGAATCTCCGCGCCGGCCTCGTCCTCGAGCAGGGCCTGCCGCGCCGGCATCACGCCGGGTCCGACTGGGTAGGGCGTAGCCTGCACCACCTCGTCGTAGTCCGGATGATTGCCGCGGGCGGCCTCGGTTTTCGAGGACCACTCGGTTTGCAGTTTCTCTTCCGCAGTGCGGGCTTCAGCCTGGATGGCTTCGGCTTTCTTCTGCGCTTCGCGCTGATCGAGTTTCCAGTCGGTCAGCGCTTCCTGGTACGCCTCGAGAGTCGGGAAGTCGTGGAGCTTGGGTTTGCCAGGCGGTTCCGCGGGCTTGGGCGGCTCCGCTTCGGGCGGCGCATGGGTCAGCTTCGCCTGGTTGACGGCCGCGAGTTGGGCTTTGAGCCACTCGTTGTCACGCGTCAGCCGGTCGATTTTGCGTTGCCTGGATCCGCCGCGACCCGGTTTGCCTGGCTCCGGTTCTTCCTCTTCCTCTGCGGGCTGGGTTTCTTCCGCTCCTGACTGCGGTACGCTTTTGGCCGGCGGAGTTTCCTCCGCGGCCGCAGGTGGGGCCTGGTCTTCCTTCTTCGGTAGCTCACCCGTGCGGCGCCAGTGATCATACTCCCGGTAATCGGCCGGGGCCTCGATCTCGGCTGGCGTGGTTTCGGGCGCGCCTTCCTTTATTTCATCAGACATAAACTCACTGCATCATTCCGGGCGGCGCCGGCGGCGCCATGCCAGGGGAGGAAGGCGCCGCCGGCGTTCCCGCTGGCGAAGCACCCGTACCACCAGCGGAACCGGTGAACATGCGGCCGATCATGGCTTCGGCGAGCGCCACCTGCTGGGTCAGTACGCCCAGTGATTCAGGCGCGCCGCCCTTGGCGATCCCGGTGATCAGGTCGACCTGTGCTTTTAAAGCCGCTTCGCGCTCGTCGCTCTTGGTCTCGATCTCCTTGGTGTCGATCTTTTGCTGCGCGCTCTGGAGAGCCTGCGTCAACTGCTGGATCATGGCCTGCGACTGCTGATATTGGGCGGCCAGCATCTGCATCTGCTGCTGCGCGTTGCCCGGCTGATCCTGCAATCCCGGCGGCAGCGTTTTCCGCAAGCGGTCGGCGAGCTTGTCGGCGCCCGGAAAGTCGGCGTTGTCGAACAGGATGTCGCCGGCGATCTGCAAGAGCTGCGGATACGCCTGCGCGAGCTGCGTGAGCGTCTCCCAGGTCTCCTGCCGCTGCGTGATCGAAGTGGGGCCGGCACTGGCCACCACGTCGTACTGGCCGCTCGCGAGGTCGTAGCATTTGATCTGGCCGTTCCACTCCTGGAACTGCTGGTTGACCTTGACGATCTGCTGCGCGCGGTCCTCGCCGAGAATACGGACCTCGCGCGGCATGTCGTAGATCTTGGGGATCAGGTCGGTGAGGATCACCCCGCACTGGCGGATGGCGCGGTTCAGGTTGTCGATGAAGTGCGCGTTGGCTAGACCCGCCTGCGACTGCCGCTGGCGGATGGCGATTCCGCTGGTCTCGTTCGACTGCGCGCCTAAGCTCGCGTCGAAGATGCCGGTGGTGGCTTTGATGTCGTCGGAGGCCTGCGCGGCGCCGAGCGAGAGCGCTTGGATGGGCGGCTCGAATACGTTGCGCTGCGGCGGCGGCGCCGGATTGCCGGCGATGTCGACCGGCTCGTACTCGAGGTAGGCGTAGTTGGTGGTGTTCGCGCTGGCCCAGCGGTTGTCGCGGAACGCGCCTTTCACGCCGATCCACGGCGCTTTGGTGCCGAGCAGAACGGTTTCGGCTTCGCTCGAGCGATAGAAGTTGTAGAGACGCTGCGGGTCTTTGGCGAAGCGGATCAGCGAGAACAGTTTGCGGACGCCGTCGACCCACATCTCTTTGCCCAGCACCGGCAGAATCGGGATCCACTGCCCCGGCCATTCGCCCTCGTCGAGGATCTCGATTCCGTTGATCTTCCTCCAGCGGACGACCCGCTGTTCGGTCTCGCGCTCGAGCGGCTTACCGTCGGGACCGGTGGCGATTTTCAGGCCCTGCGGCATCGCGTCGGGAATCTCGTCTTTGTACTGGGAAGTTCTAGTTCCGTCCGGCCATTCCACGCTGGTGAGCGTGCGTTTCTTCGTCTCCACCGTCCAGTAGCGGGCGATGCGCACGCCGGATTTGGTGATCCAGTCGGGCACCGGGTTGCTCAAGCCTTCGTAGAAATTCAGACTCGTGATCTGGCTGTCACCGTAATCGGCTTCGTACTCGTCGCGCGGGATGACCTCGACTTCGAAGGCGTAGGCCATGTCGGCTTTGTCAGCTTCGCGCGCGTAAGGGTCGATGTACACGCTGAACTGGTCGGGGATGCGTTCGATGCGCAGCTCCTGGTCGAAGGATTTGGGGCCGCAGTAGCGTGTCGTGACCTTGAAGAAGCCGAAGCCGCAGGCGGTCGACTGCTCGAGTGCGCTTTCGTAGACTTCGTCGGCTTTACAGACGTCCTCGATATGGCGGATCATGCCCTCGATGACCTTCGCCGTATCGGGGTCGGAAGTCGAATCGACCGGATAGACTTTGATGCCGGCCTGGTTCATACGGGCTTCGTTGGCCGCCATGTTCAAAGGTCCGATCAGCTTATTGAAACTGAGGCAGGGCCGGCTGCTGAGACCGGTGGTACGGCTCCTGCGGTCGGCGTCGTCCCACTGCACGCCCGAGACGAAGCGCAGATCGTCGAGCGCTTCCTTGCGCAGGTCCCGCTCGGCGTCCTCGCAGAGCTTGAAGCGTTTGCGGGCTTCGGACAGGATGCCTTCGTCAGATTGCCGGCGTGCCATTTATCCGAACGCGATGTCCTGCTTACAGTAAGAGAGCGCGATCGGTCCGCCCTGCGGGCCGTTGTTGCCGCGAAAGTAATAAGCCAGCGTGCCCATGTTGCGCTGCGCCTGGTTGTAGAACGAGCCCCACGGCACGTTCTCGGTGTAGTAGAAGGGTGATCCATAGGAGAACGGAGTCGGTTGTCCGAGATAGAGCGTCGGCTGCTGGTCGAGCAGCAGGTAAGCGAGTTCCAATGCACTCGGAATCGAGAGGCAGTACATCTCGCTGACGGGTTGAAACGTGCCGTCCGGCGAGATGACTTTCACGCGATCGAGAAAGACGGGCGTGTAGGTTGCGACATCCGGGGTCTTGCCGAGCTTGGTGAAAATCTCCTGGATCTGAGAAGGCCCTACGTAAGTGCTCATCGTGTTTCGTTCCTTCCCGATGGTCCGGAGTCATTGGTTGACCCCGGACCCATCGTGTGCGAAGACTATTTCGGTGTGGGGGTCGGGGCGATCGGAGGCGCCGGAATGGCCGGCGGCGTTGCTGGTCCGCCGCCGATGGTAGGCGGCTGTCCGGGCGGAACGCCCACCGGAGGCGGCTGCGATGGTCCGCCTCCTACTGTTGGAGGAAGACCGCCGATGCCTTGCGGAGGCGGGCACACCACCCAACCATGACCGGGCCACCATCCGACTGTCCAGGTGCCCCAGATCGGATGGGTGACCACGCCGGGAGGATGCGACGAGCCCGGAGGAAGAACGATCGGATTTTCCGGATGGCTTCCGGGGGCTCCTGGAGGAGGACCGCCGATCGGGTTAGTGACGTGAACCGGGGGCTGTGCGGGGCCACCGCCTACTGTCGGAGGACCACCCGGTGCGGGAGGCTGCGGCCACATTCCCGGAGGACCTCCGGAAGGAGGCTGTCCGGGCCACATCACCGGTGGCTGGATCGGTCCGCCGCCCGGATGCAATCCGGGAGGCTGTGCGGGTCCGCCACCGGGAAACGTTGGCGGTCCGGGCGGAACGCCTACGGGCGGCGCAAAGCCGGGATGAATCGGTCCGCCGCCTACGTGCGGTGGCAGCGGCTGTCCAGGCCAGGTGCCGGGAGGCATCGGAACTCCTCCGGTCCATCCGGGAGGGCCACTCGGCGGCAGGGGCTGCGTGCTCGCCCAACCGGGAGGCACCGGGCCGGGAGTGGGGTGCGTCGGGGGTCCCGGCGCTACTCCTACCGGCGGCGGTCCCCACATTCCCGGAGGGGGAGCGGGTATGCCCCAGCCGGGATCGACATCACCCGGAGGACGGCCCCCCGGAATTGGGCCACCGCCAACATGGCCGGCGAGTGGCATGATCCATGCAAGAAATGGAGTACTCATTGTTTAACCTCTGACGACCAATTTGTGCAGTTACGGCCCGTATCGCTTAGGCCGGCGTTTGAAGACTCGGATGGCGATTCCCGCCAATCCGCAAAGAATCAACAAGCGTGGTTTCGGCTCCGGCGTGTCGCCGCCAGGAGCGCCGAATGGCGTAATCGCCACGGTCTCGTTGTCGAATAACGAGAGGCTGGCGGATCCGCCTCCGCCCGTGATAGCGATGTCTTTCAGGATGCCGAGCGTGCTCGGCTGCGTCAGGAAGCTGACGCTGTCGCTGGCCTGCATGCCGCCGGAGTTATCGAACACGTTCAGCGAACGGACGAAGGTCGGGCAGTTCGCTCCGGCGAAGGCGGCGCCCACGCACAGCGTCTCCGCGATATCGACCGATCCGCCTCCGCTCACCCCGAATCCCGCCATGCTGAGAGATTCGAGAGTGATCTGGTCTACGGTGGTGATGGTGTAGCCGATCAGAACGTCCAGGCTGGTTCCCGCGGCCGCGGTAAACGGAGCCTGGAAGTCGAAGCCGTCCGCGAGCGGATCCACCGAAACGCTGCCGTCGGCTAATGCCGGGGCGTTGCCGGATTCCGAGAAGCGGAAGTTATTGAAGACCAGGTCGCCTTCCGAGCAGGAGAAGCCGCTGGCGTTGTAGCTGTGCAGGCTGGCGACCACGCAGGGCAATACACTGGCGTTGGCCGCTGCACTGAAGAGCAACGCCAGGAACAAACGATGATGTCGCATGGGTCAGCTTCCGTTGCCCTGCATCAGGTTGCCGAGATTGTTCGCCACCGGCCGACGTTTGGATTTGGCCGGCGGCGGAATCTTCGCGCCGGCCTTGCGTGCGGTATTGAGCGCGATCGCCACGGCCTGCTTAGGTTTGGTGCCGCTTTTGATTTCGCGACGTATGTTCTCGCTAATGCTGGCTTTCGATTTACCCTTAATCAGCGGCATATCATTTCCTGTCGCGCGTCACGCGCACGTTGGTAAAGCCTTCGCCCTGTAGTCCCGGTATCTGGCGGCGCACGTCGGCGTGGATGCGCGAAACCTCCGTGGCGCTGACCGGGCGGGAGCGCCCCTGCTGCGCCTTCAGGCACGTATCCAGCGGGGTATCCATGACGATCACGGCGGTCTGCGCTCCGTGCCTGCGGGCGATCGAGAGCGCCGCCTTGCGGACCGCGGGGTTCGCTCCGGTGGTGTCGAACACCACGTCGCGGCCGGCGGCCAAGTGCTGGTTGAGCTGCCGGTACGAATCGTGGAGTATGTCTCCCGGCGCCTGTTTGGTTCTGCGGTCATTGGTGACGACCGTGCCGAGACGCGCAGCGTAGGTGCTTTTGCCCGATCCGGGCGCACCGATCAGAACCGTCAGCCGCGGCATGATCAGTCCTTCTCGCCGGGCTCTGCGCTCTCACTGATGTAGGGCGGCAGCTCGCTCTGCCGGGTCGGCGTGCCGTGGGCCTGTTTAAGCGCGTGCATCTGCGGGTCTTTGCACGGCTTGCCGGTTTTCATGTCCTTATCGCCTTCGTTGTTCTGTGCCATTTACTTCTGCTCCATCGTTCCCTGGCCCTTGAGGCTGGCGGTTGCGCTGCCGGCGGCGCCGCCGCTGCCGGGCCCGTTGAGGGTTTTGCTGCCGGCGTTCTTCGGGCTTCGCGTGCCCTGTCCGGCCTGCGGATCAGCGGTGCCGTGATGCGTTCGCACCTTGTCCATCTGCGGGCCGCCGCTCGATTTGCGGCTGGCGAAATACGGTCCGTTTCCCATTCGTTGCCTCCTATCCCATCCAGGATTTCAATGTTCCTCACGGATAATCTTCAATTGCCGGTATTCGAAATTACCTTCGCGCCCGGTATCGAACTTGACCCGAGCTATACCTAGACCGGCGCGGACGACGGTTCCGTAGTCTCCCTCTGAAAATTGCTCACGATCGGATCCACGCAAGCGCACACGCACTCCCCGCTCAAAATTAGAAACGTGATTAGGTAAACAACCGCCGGTAAGGTTGCCGATCTTGCACCGCCCTGGAACAGGCCTACGGCGATGAGGGGAATATTTACTCATTTCATCCCATCCATGAACCGGGCATCTCTCCTACGAAGCGCCACTCCGGCTGTTGCTTCGGCGCCACCGGCGGCACCTGCGCCGCAAACGTGAGCGCGAGCGCGTCGCCGCGGTCCGGGCTGGCCACGCCGCGCTTCTGCATGGCGTCTTTGCTCTCGAGCACGAGCTGGTCGCTGCGGTTCAGGTGCGATCCGGGCGCCGCCAGATCGGTTTCGAGCACGATGTCGTCCGCGGGTATGGCTCCCCGGGTGAGCCACTCCTTCATGCGGTTCCACATGAAGGCGCGCATATTGGCCTGGTGTCGATCGGGAGACGGGCCGCCAAAGTTGACCTCCACCACGTTGTCGAAACCCATCCCCTTGAGGCGCTCGACATACGGCGCGCCGAAAGCACTGTCGACGAACAGCATCGAAACCTGCCGGCCAGGCCGGCGGTCGTTGAGGACTTCCGCGAGGCGCGCGAGTACGCCCGAGCGTTCCTGCGAGTGCTCGCCCGGAATCGCGATCGGCGGGATCGAACGGGCGTCGCTGCCGCGGCGGAACCAGACGACGTTCCACGCTTGCCCACCTCCGGAAACGTCCATTCCCGCGACTAACGCATCATCAGCGAAAGTTGCCACAGTGCGCTTTTTCGCGGCGTCGATACGGTCCTGGTCGATGAACTGGAGATCGCCGGCCCGCGGGGCAATGCCCCGGACGCGGACGCGGACGTAATCGCTGTCCTCACCGTAGTCAGCGATCCACTCGGCGATCAGATCCTTGTTGGTGAAGCGCGATTCGCGCGAATCGATGCAGCGCACGTTCCAGCGGTCGCGCAGCTTGCCGAAGCAGATCTCGTAAAAGCGCCCGCTCTTGCGCGCCGGCTGCCCCCAGGCGAAGAACATGGGCTCGCCGTCAGTGAGACCGCCCTGGGCCACGTCCCAGATCTCGTCGGGGATATGGCTGGCTTCGTCGAACATGTACCACGAGGTCGACGTGCGCGCGTGCTGGCCGGCGAACGACTGCGCGTTTTCGGCCTTGCAGGTCTGGGCGACAATCTTCCAACCCGCGGGATCCTGTTTCGAGTAGATGCCGTTGCTGCGGATGTGGAACCAGTGGCCGGTGACGCACAGGCGTGTCCAGCGCTGGATCGCGGCCCACGTGCGGCTTTCGAGCTGCGGGTACGTGTTGGCGGTGACGGTGCCGATCGAGTACGGCCTGGTCGAGAGAATCCAGTCAGCGATCCAGGCGCCGAGCGTCGATTTGCCGGTGCCGTGACCGCTCGAAGCCGCCATCAGCACCGGCATCACGGGATCCGTGCCGTTGAAGCGCCGCTGGCGGACTTCGTTGCCGAGATCGATTAGGAAGCGCTCCTGATTGGCGTCGGGGCCGTCCTCGTTCTCGAGTTCGGTTCCTTTCTTCCGCCAGGGATAGGCGAAATGAACGAAGCGGAGCGGGTCGTCGATGAAGCCGACCATTTCGTCAGCGAGCAGGAAATCAGGAGCCGGTGCGGGCGAGATCATCGCGTTTCATTTCGAGCAGACGTTGCCGGCCTTCCTGTAGCCGGCCGGCGATGTCGATCGAGCCGGAGAGTTCCACAGAAGTGCGATCGCGGTATTTGTTGGGCATGGCGCCACGGGCGAGGAACAACAGGACGGTGTCGGACTCGCAATCGATGGCGCGGCGCACGACTTCGGCTTCGATCACGTCAGCGAATCTGGTTTCTGCCTCAGCGAAAGCCGCGCGGTAGACCGCATCGGTTTTGAGTTTCTGGTAATGCGTATCGCGGGAGTAGCCTGCGATCTCACAGGCCAGGTTCACGCGACCGGTGTCGGCGAAAGCTGCCAGGAATTTCCTCGCCTTTCTGGCAAAGCTATAGCCCGGCTGGCTGGATACGGGCGTTATGTCGGATTTGTCAGTCGTTTGAAAGTCCATACGCCAGGTGGGTTGTCGGCAGTTTCGCGGCAGTGCGAGTATTTTTGATTCGTAGGCGGGCGTCCCGCGGGCAGCAGGTCGAGGTTGTCGTGGACGGCGATCAGTGCGCGAATGCGCTGGCGGGTGCCGCGTCCGATGGCGTGCCCGTTCGCCAACATGCGTTGAGCCGTCGGCACGGAGACATAGCCGAGCAGGTCGTCACCGGAGCCGTAAACAGGCAACAGGGCAGGGGAGGGCATAGGAGAGTTGGGAGTTCCAGGATTAACGTGGCGGTCCGAGGGCCCACGGTAGAAGCGCGATCCCATGTGAACGCGCGCGTGATTTTTCCCGTAGCGTACTATTGATTCCAATGTAAGTCAAACAAATCAGGAGCTTGCACAGGAAACAGTTCACGTTCGCTGTCTTGCACGCAGCCTGACACTTTCATCAAATTTTCAGAATGAAAAAAGTACTGTTTTATTTGCAAATCAATTGCATAAACATAGTACTTTCTCGGAATTCTCTGCAACCAGGAAGGATTCTGCTGAAGCGCGATATCCAGTTGATTTCCAAACTATTTCGACAGCGTTACAAGCACGCCGTGAGCCTACTTTCGCAGTTTGCAATATAAGCTAACAATTCTTGTTAGTTCTTTGCCCGTCATGAGGTTAAAAATGGGATTGACAGGGATTCCTATGAAGAATAGGATTTTCCGACAGAGCCTTCTGAGGGCAGATGCAGACTGGAAAGCCTGCAAGAACACGGTGATCCGTCGAGCGGGGCGGCATCCCGGCGAAAGCATCGAATAGCTGTACAAAATTCCGCAGCAGGAGTGTGTCGATTGACGAAAACACCTCGCGTAAATGTGGAAGTGAGCCAAGCCGCTCACTTGCGGCTGATGGCGGAAGTATACCGCCGCCAGCTCAAAGAGGGCCGCGGAAAGACGTATCCCGTATGGCGGGTCATCGACGATTTATTGATGAGCCTTCCGGAACCGGATGAGGAGCCGAATCCTGCGTACTTTGAGGATGCCTCATGGCGATGAGCATTCAAAGTACATATGCAGTGAGCCTATTTAATGGGTGTCTATATACAGTCGCGGCATATACACCCGGTTTGTATTCTGGTAGTATATGCGCCCTTCCGTTACCCGGAGCCAGTTGCGGCGTGCCTTTGCCGACACGGTGCGGATTCTGCGGGCACGGACGGGGATTTCGCAGGAAAGACTGGCGCAGGAATCGGGCATGGACCGGGTATACCTGGGCTCGCTTGAGCGCGAGAAGCACACCCCCACGCTCGAAAGCATCTACCGGCTGCTGCCCATCCTGGACGTCACGTTTACCCAGTTCGCCGCCGAATTCGAGCGCGTACTCTACAGCCGCAAACCCTGACTCCGCAGGAGGCTGCCATGCCGGCTAGCGACACCGGTGTCTCTGTACTGGTGCCGGCGAACCAGCCCGCACCGCTCACCCGCGAGCAGATCACGCTGATCAAAGACACCATGTTCAAGGGCGCGACCGACGACGAGTTGAAACTCTTCGTGCAGGTCTGCAACCGCAAGAACCTCGATCCGTTCTCGCGGCAGATCTACGCGCTCAAGCGCTGGGACGGAAACCTCAAGCGCGAAGTGACCACCTTCCAGACCGGGATCGACGGATTCCGACTGATTGCCGAGCGCACCGGCCGCTACGAAGGCCAGGACGGCCCGTACTGGTGCGGAGTCGATGGCGTGTGGCGCGACGTCTGGCTGGACAAGAGCCCGCCGCTGGCCGCCAAGGTAGGCATCTACCGCACGGGATTCGTCAAGCCGCTCTATGCAGTGGCACTGTACACCGAATACGTGCAGTTGAACCGGGAGAGCCGGCCGAACTCCATGTGGACGAAGATGCCCGCCAACCAGCTCGCCAAATGCAGCGAGAGTCTGGCGCTGAGAAAAGCCTTTCCGGAAGAGCTGAGCGGTCTGTACACGTCCGACGAAATGGGCCAGACTGACAACCCGACGGCGCCGGCGGACGCGAAACCGGATGCTCCACCGCCCGTGGCGCTCGCGCCCGAGGACTCGTTGCACGTCTTGGAGATGTGGAAGCAGATCAAGGGGTCGGAACTGGAGCGGCCGAACGGGTCGATCAAAGATGTCTGTGAGATCTTCGCCAAGCTCAAGGCGCGGCTGATCGAACTGGAGGGGGAGGCGGGCCAGGCGGAATACTACCGGGTTTTGAAGGAGTACGGCAAAGTGGAGCACGCCAACCAGTTGCGGCAGCGGGCCGCGCAGACCGCCAGCCTGCACCTGTTTCACGCTATCCGGCAGGCGGAAAGCCGGATCGATCCGGAGCCGGCGGCAGAAGGCGAGGCGGAGCCATGAAAGACCTGGCGCCGTTGTGGAAGATCAGTGAAGATCTGGATGCGCTGGTGAACAGCGCCGAGACCTGTCCGCCCGAACTCGAGGCGGAGCTCGAGGCGCGCATCGCCAGTTACCTGAAGGATGAGGTGGCGAAAGTCGACCGGGTCGGCGAAGTGTTCGCGTCGCTCGACGACATGGCGGAGAATGCCCGCCGCGAGATCGGCCGGCTGCGCGCCCGCGAACAGTCGGCCGAGCGGACGAAGGAGCAGTTAGCCAAGTATGTGTTGAGCGTACTGCGCGAACGGGACGGCCGGCCGCTCAAGGGCCACAACGTGACCTTCAGCGTGCGCCACTCGGAGGCGCTGATCGTGGACGATCCCGAGCGCGTGCCCTTCGAGTGGAAGCGGCAGACGGTCTCGGTCGACATTCCGAAAGATCCGTTGAAACGGGCGTTGAAGGCCGGCAGTAATATTCCGGGCGTGCATCTCGAGCAGCGCGAGAATTTACAGAGGAAGTAATGAGCGAGGATCCCGACCGGGCCGAGTGCCCGTCGTGCGGCTCACGGAATACCGACCCGATCCAGTGGTTTGGGCCAACTGGTGTGACCAGTCCGGACGGTGTCGAGGAGTGGCGGACGCAATACGGGATCGGGTGTCACGACTGCGGCCGCATCGAGGAAATCTCATGAGAAACGTTCGAGTGGAACTAATCGGCAAAATGCCGTTACTGATGCACGCAGACAATATCGAGTGGGCAGATCAAATGGAAGAGTGGAAAAATAATCCAGCCAATAAAGCTAAATCGAAAGCCGGCGATGATCGCACGCCGCCCTGGCGATGGATTGGATGCTTGAACTTCGACGAACCGAACACCGGAGTCGTTACGATTCCCTCCGAATACATCATGAGTTGCATCCGGCGGGCTGCTGCTGAGGTTCCCACTGGACAAGGAAAGAAGACATTCAAAGAGCGGAGCCAGAGCGGGATTATCGCTCCTGACTTTCACTGGTGCTTCCAGAATGACGCCAAGCCCATTCCCATGAGGGAGATTCAAAAAATGCGCGCTCTTACCACGTTTAAGGAACACGCGGAAGCCGCTGAAGACCTCGGCTTCACATTGTTCGTGAAGCGGGCGAAGATCGGAACCTCGAAACATATTCGAGTGCGTCCCCGCTTCGATCAGTGGAGTGCATCGGGCGAGCTGATCATTATTGATGACGGAATCAACAACCGGGTACTGGGCGATATCTTCAAGATCGCCGGCAGTTTGAAGGGCCTGGGTGATTGGCGTCCCAGCGCTCCTCAGAGTCCCGGACCGTTCGGGACGTTCGAGGCCAAGATTTTTTCGTAGATTTCCGGCCTGGCACGCCTCGGCAAGGCCCGGCGCGGTACGGCATGGCGTGGCCGGGCGCGGCCCGGCAAGGCGAGGGCGCCAATGGCGCAGGAGGTTCCATCCAATGGGTAAGACATTTCGTGGTGGCGTCCCTTATGCCGTGGACGTAAGGCGTCTCACGGAAGCATTTCCGGGTCCTTCATTGACCGAGGGGCGCACGATTACGCATGCGCAACTGGAAGAGATCGTGAGCGCAAGCAGGGCTAGTCAGCGATATTACGGCGTGATCCATTCCTGGATGGCGCGCATGAAAAACGCCAATGGGATTTTCATCATCTGGCAACGATCCGTGGGCCTGAAAGTTTTGTCTCCGGCTGAGATTTTAGGTTTTGCCGGCACGAAAACCCGACAGAAAATCGGCCAGTTGGGCAAGGCAGTGAGGATTTATGGGCACGTTGACCGCAAGAGATTAGACACGACAGGGCAGCAGCGTTTTGATCACGAAACACACGTACTATCGGTTTTAGAGGACGCCGCGAGGGCAGCCAAAAAGGAGATGCCGATCAATCTCGCCCCGATTCGCTCCTTGCCGAAACCCGCGATCATGCGCGAGGCATAGTATGAGCAAAAGATTAGGCGCGGCAAGGCACGGCTGGGCCGGGCTCGGCCAGGCAGGGCCTGGCGAGGCGAGGGCGCCAATGGCGCAGGTATGAGGCTCTTTATGCTCGGCTGGGCGATTCTCCTGACCTTGGCGGCGCTGGCGGGCATCGGGATTTGTTCCGTCCGCCGGCAGATACGCTTACGCAGGGAACGGCGGGCGCTCCTGCATATCACCGGAGTGACTCCGTGGTGGGGGCAACGATGACACAAACGAAACCTTGGCTGGATGCGATCGACGATACCACCAAGTGGCTGTCGCTGGCAGTCGCGAGCCCGAAACCCGCGACCTCGCTGGACTGTCTGTACAAGGCGATGGTCGCCATTACGCGCGCAGTCCGTGACCTGGAAGAGGAAAGAGAAGCCCATGAGCGACAACGCCTTTGAGAAACATTACCTGATCAGCGAGCTGGCCAAGCTCTGGAACATCTCGGTCGAAACCGTGCGGCGGGCCGTACTGGCGGAACCGGACGTGATGAAGTTGACCGGCCCGAGCGGCAAGACCAGCTATCGCATTCCGGAATCGGTGGCGCGCCGCATCCATACCAAGCTGGTCGCACCGCGCCAGAGGCACCCGGAGCTGCTCCGGAAATCATGAATTCACTTCACCTGAATCAGCGGGGTTTTGATACGCGCGAAGGCGGCGCGCAACACGTTCGTCAGCCGCTCCTGGCGCTCCGGAACCCATTTCGAGTACGACTGCCGCACGACTTCCTCGGTGTCGCCCAGCAGGGCGGCAATGTCCGCCACAGAAGTCCCATTCTGGAGCAAAATTCGGACCAACGTATGCCGAAAACGATGATGGCTCGGCTTTTCCTCGAATGGTGGACACAGGTCCCACAGTTTATCGAGGCGTTTGCGCCAGGTATTACCAAGTACGCAGGGATCTTCAGTAGACCGCGCGCCGAAGATGTATGGCCCCCACTTTTTTTCGCGCCGGCGGATGATGTCCTCGAGCCATTCGGGCACCCAAGTATCGACCCATTTGCCGTTTTTGATGGCGCGGAAATGGACCTTTCCTTCCCCGGTCATGCGCGAAATGTGGAAGGTCGCCATGTCGGAGATGCGCAATCCCGTGTAAGCGGAGATCAGGATAAAATCCGCAATATCTTCACCAAAAAATTTCTGCGGCGTGTTCGGCGTGTGGGGATAGCGGGCGCAGGCGGTCACCATACGGGTCAGTTCGTCATCGGTGTACGGAGATTTCGGTTTGGGCTGTGCAGCTTCGAGCTGTTTGCGATTGCGGGCGCGCTTGGTTTTCTCTACCGGATTGCCAGCGATGAAGTTTTTGTGTTCCTCAAAGAAGTTGCGCACAATGCCGAAATTCTTCGCGTGGTAGCGCAGCGAGCCTTCCCACAACAAGCGGAATTCCTTGATGTCGTCGGCGGTCCACTCATCCACGTAGAGGTAGCCTTTGCGATCCGTAGAAAACGTCTGGAGTTTCTTAAGCACGCAGCGGTAGCGGCGAATCGTGGCCACCGAGGATTCGTTGGCCTGAGTTTCGGCAAGAGTCCGATCCACTGCCTCGGCGATCGTCCGGCGCGGTTTCCCCGTGGGCGAAAGTGGGGACACAGGCGGCGGCTCCGGCGGCGCATCGACTCCGTAGCGTTCCCAGTTCTCAGCGACCGATCGGGCTTCCGCCCAGTGGACGCGCTTCGTGTTGCGGCGGAATTTGGGGTTATCGCCCAGCTTGCCGGAGGCATAGATGGGGCAACCGCATTTTTTCGATTTGGGGCGCAGCTCGTCGCCCTCGTAGGTTTGGGAATCGCGCTTGTGCCCGGCGGGGCAGCGCGGGGGGCCGAAATGGCGGCGGTACAGATTCAGCATGCCAGCAGTATATCAGAATATTCCACCATTCCCCACAAATCAGGCGAAATTTCCAGTAACACCCTTATTTTTCAATGTACAGATTTGGTTCGTAAGGAAAAATGTATAAGTCAATCACTAAGCAACTTAGCGGTATTCTGTTGCTACCGTTGCTCTGGTTCCACATGGTTCCTACGTAGTATTCCCCCCGATTCCCCACGGAGGCGCGGATGAGCCGCTTCCGCCTGACAGCGCCGAAAGCCGTTCCGAAAGAGAGCGAAGTCGCGAAAGCCTGCGTGAACTGGCTCGCGTACCACGGCTACAAATCGGAGCGGCTGAACGTAGGCTTGTTCTTCACCCAGGACGGCCGGCGGCATCCGGAGGGGCGGGCGGGGCGGCCGGATTACGTGGTGGTGCACGCGAAGTATCCGGGGTTTTATCTGGAGACCAAAGCGCCGGGCGGGAAACTTTCGCCGGAGCAAAAACTGGAGCACATCAATCTGGAGCGAGGCTGGGGGATTGAAGTGGCGGTCGTGGATAGTGTGACCGCGCTGATCGCCTGGCTTGAGGAACGGGAAAAAAGAATCAGCGCGCCGGTGAGAAGCGAGCGCGCTGAAAGTGGAAGTTAGTCGTCTACCGAAAAACTGATCAACGATTTCGCATTGCGCGACCGACTCGCAGATGGAGTCTTGAGATGATTTCAGCTTACACGAAAAACATTACAGAACGGAAACGTTCGGGAGCCGGGCGGTGATGGCGGGCAAAGCGCGCGAGCATGACCCGCTGCCGGCCAACCAGGAAGCTGAGCGCGTGCTGCTCGGATATCTCCTGCAAGGCGGGACCTGGCCGGAAGAAATCACGGTGCGCGACTTTGTGCCGGAAATCCATCAAATCTTGTGGCGGGCGATGAGCGCCATCCATGCGGCGGGAGAACCGATCGAACGCACGCGGGTGGCGGTCCAGTTAAGCGAGCGCGAGGTGAATCACATCGGCCGCGGGTATCTGGCGGATCTGGGCGAGGGCTGTTATCCAGAGATGCGGATTGCGCCTTACGTGGCCAAGCTCAAGGACGCGACCTGCAAGCGGGACCTGCTCCATCACGCGCACATTCTGACGGCGCATATTCATTCCAACGACCGCACCGCGGCGGAGCTGGTCGCGATGGGCGCGGAAGCCTTCGCGGGTCTGGGCCGGGAGCAGAGTCCCAATGGGGAACCACCCTTGACCGTGGCGAGCTGGCCGGAGCGGATTGCTCCCGCTGCGCTTTATGGCCTGGCCGGCGAAGTGGTGCGCGCGATCGAACCGCACACCGAAGCCGACACGGCGGCGTTACTGCTGCAGTTTCTGGTCGGATGGGGTTCGCTGGCCGGCCGCGGACCCTACTACATGGCCGAAGCGGATTTTCACCACACCAACGAATATGTTTGTATCGTCGGCGCGACCAGTAAAGCGCGCAAGGGTACGAGCTGGGGACGGATCCTGGTGCCGCTCGCTCAGACCGACGAAGCCTGGGCGGAGAACTGCCAGATTTTCGGTTTAGGCAGCGGGGAGGCGCTGATCGACGCAGTGCGGGAGGACAAGCGGGCGCTGGTGCATGAAAGCGAATTCGCGCGCTTGCTCGCGGTCATTGCGCGCGAGGGTTCCACCATGTCCTCGACCCTGCGCACGGGCTGGGAAAGGGGCATCGTCGCCTGCCGCACCCGGGGAAAGAAGAAAGAGCAGGAAACGGGGGCGCACATCAGCCTGATCGGGCACATTACGCGTGACGAGCTGTTGCGCCGGCTGAGCGATACCGAAGTGGCGAACGGGTTCGGCAACCGCATTCTGTGGGTCTGTGCGCGGCGCAGCAAGAGACTGTCGCGCGGCGGGGGCAGCGTGGGGTTCGGCGACCTGCTGGAGAGATTGCGCGAGACCACGCTTTGGGTACGGCGGCAAGGCAACACGCAAATGAATTTTGATGAGGCGGCGGGGAAACTCTGGGACCGGGAATATAACGAACTGAGCGAAGGCAGAAGCGGGATGCTGGGCGAGATGACCAGCCGGGCGGAGGCGCACGTGGTGCGCTTGAGTCTGATCTACGCGCTATTGGACTGTTCCGAGGTGATCCAGGAAAAGCATCTGCGGGCGGCGCTGGCGGTGTGGGACTACTGTTACCGCTCGGCCCGGTTTATCTGGGGTGACGCTTTAGGCAATCCGGTAGCGGATGAAATTCTGCGGGCGCTGAAGGCCGCGGCCGAAGCCGGGATGACGCGCTGGGACATCATGAATCACTTTTCGCGGCATAAGAAGGCCGGGGAACTGGATCAAGCCTTGGGGATGCTGGCCGAACGCGGACTGATCCGTTTCGCGTCCCAGGATACAGCCGGAAGGTCGGTGACACGGTACTGGTGTTTATGAGGACAGCGGGGGTATGCGAAGAAAGCGATATAAGCGAAGAAAGCAGAAATAAAGGAGTTAACCCTTTCTGCGCTTTCTGCGCTTTCTTCGCATACACCCCTAGAGACCGTCCCAGATATCCCTCAACTAATAGAAAATAAACAGGGATGCAAAACCGGTAAAATGATCACCCGTGGGATTGCGAAGAAAGCCTTTCTTCGCATTTCCCCAAGGAGACGCAAAAATGAATACAGCCGACGCGATTCAACGCACCCTGGAATCTGTGAATGAATATGACCGCAACATGGAACCGGCGAACGTCGTCGACGGATTGTTTGCCGTGGCTCGCGGCCTTCAGGCCATAGCCAAGGCTCTTCGGGAATTGGGCAGCACCAATGTTCACCCGGAAGAATAAAAAAGGGTGAGGCCATGACCGGCCTCGAGTACGTCCTCTACCGAACCGCCCGCCAGCTCCTGACGCCGGCGGAACTGGCGAAGGCCCGCGACCTGGCCGCGAAAGCGGAGCGCGGCGTACCGTGGTCGCGGAAGAAATTGCGGCGCCTGTTGGTAGCGGCGGTATTCCGGGAACGGCGCGAGAAGAAGAAGGCAGCATGATGGAGCCTCAAGAGATCAAGCAACGGGTGGAACACTTAAGCCGCGAGATGATAAAGCTGGGGGCCGGGGAGCCGCTCGACGTTTGCTTCCTCTCGAGCCTGGTCCAACTCGCGGCCATCCTGCACATGATCCCGGTGGATCCGGAGAAGGAAAGCGTCTCCTTCCATGCGCTCCGGCTGGTCGTGGCTGAGCAGCTCGATATCGCCTCTCAGATCCTGGAGCCTGAGGAAGAGCCGTTGCCGCAGGTTCCCCTGAACTGAAAAAGCCCGCCGAGGGCCGGCGGGCAGGGTTTTTCAGTAATCTCTTTTTTCGGATCGCCGCTATTTTATCGCAAGCAGCAGGACGAGCAGGATCAGGTTCAGCACAGCGGAGATCCAGAAGCGGAGTTTCCAGCGGGTGACCTCGCGGCAGGGCGTGAAGCCTTCGGCGTAATCGGTAGTAGGCATAGAATCTCGTTAATAGGTGGTCTGCCGCGGAAAGAGTGTGTCGAAGAGTCCCTCGCTGAGCGATTCAGGGATGACATCTATCCACGGTAGAGGTGTGCTGCTCCCATCGATCAGCTCACCGTTGGCGGCGTAATGGTACCAACTGAGTACTCTGTCTTGCTTAGTCGGTCGATAAAATTGCTCATGCTCTATCCAATAGTCACCGGCAGATTTATCGTATTTGGTCCAGACCATGACGCCATCTCGCGTCTCTCGCCGGATGGTCTGATAGTCCAGGTAAAGTTTAGTTCCCCTAACCCCTTCAGAAAACAATGTCCAGTGGGTTTCGGCCCATGCGGCAGCCATGAACAGGGCTGCGAAGATTATTAAAGTAAAAAATCGTTTCATATTCTAATATCCTTTATTTGCATATATATACGCGCGCGCGCGCGTTTTATTACCGCATCGGCAGATATTCCTGCACCGGCCGCGAAGTGTGCGGATTCGGCAATTTGATGCGCGTGATGACGATCGCTTCGCCGGGCTGGACGCCCATCGAGCGCAGGCGGGCATTTAACAGCCCGCCCGCGGTATCGCTGAGGTAGAAAACGCCTTCCTCGGCGGAGAAGACGTACTGCGTCGTGTCGCCCGGCCAGCGCTCGTAGTATTTGCTGGCGACCTCGAGCCCCTGCGCGTAACGCAGGTGCAGGGTTACCGGGACTTCGTACTCGAACTCGATCTTAGGCTGCACGGTTTTGCCCCTTGGTGACGTTGATAAAGGCCGACAGAAACAGCGAGCGCACGTCGTCGCCTTTGACCAGACCTTCATGTTTCGCGGAGTGCTTGAGCACCGCGGCGTACGCGTCGATCAGGGCGTTGGACTGCTCGACCAGGAACGCTGCCCACGCCGGCGCCGCGGCCGGCGCGGACTGCGCCTGCTTGCGCTGCTCGACCAGGCGGATGGAAGCGGCGAGCTGCTGCTCCAGCTCCGTAGGCGGCGCGGCGGGAACTGCCAGCGTCCCGTCGACCTGTTCGCCGACCGTCACGCTCTTCGCCACGATCCACTGGGTGCGGCGTTCCGGGCCGCGGCCGGCTTCGGTTTTGGTGATGTCGACGGCTTCGCCGGGCTGGACGCCGAGCGTGCGGAACTGCTGCATCAGGATGCCGCCGACTTTGTCGGAGACGTAAAACGTGCCCTCTTCGGCGGAGAACATGTACTGCATGCCGCCGTAGTTCGACTCGACGGGCTTGCCGTCGATGGAGCGGAGATGGAAGGTCTCCGCGATGTTGGTCTGAAAACGAATGATCGCCATGTTATGCGACCTCCGGAAAGTAGAGGAAAGCGCTCTTGCAGCGGTCGGAGCAGTAAAGCGAATCCCAACGGGAGAGGCGCGTCTTGCAGTTGACGCAGGGTTTCTGGCGTTCGGCCGCCTCGCGAGCGTCTTCGCGGGCAGCTTCCTCGGCGCAGGTATCGCACGCGTTGTAATTCCAGCCCTCGAGCCAGACGAGCGTCTCGCACGCTTTGCCGCAGTTCTGGCACTCGTTGACGGCAACCGTTGCGGTGACGTCGTCAGTCTTGGGAAGGGGATCGTAGTAGTGAAACATATTTGCCTTTCGCGCTTTTAAGCCTCGCGGCTGCTTGCTACAAGATCATTATGCCGTAAGCGGTTCTGGCATGTCAAGACATAAGCGCTTGTGGTATGGGTGAAATTGCTAGAAATAACCGGTTATGGTAATCTGCGGATGATGGCACTGAACGATGAAGACAAAGCATGGCTTGACGGCCGGTTGGAATCTCTCGAAACCAAGCTATTGACCGCTTTCCATCAGTGGGCTTCGCCGGCAGAGAGCAGACTACGGCGTCACCGGGACAGCATTCACGATCTGGAGGTGGACCTGGACGCGCTCACCGCTCGCGTGAAGGCTCTGGAGGAAAAGCCGAATGGCTAAGCGTAAGAACGCTGCGGCCGTTGCGCTTGGCCGGCGCGGCGGGAAGAAAAAAGTGCCGAAAGGCTTTTCGTCACTCAGCCCGGAGCAACGCCGGAAGATGGGACAAGCCGCCGCCGCGGCCAGGTGGGGGAAGAAGGGGAAATGAAGACGTTATACGACACCGACTTCCACGCCTGGGCGCTCGACCAGGCGCAGCGGCTGAGGGCCGGCGAGAAGATCGACGCGGAGAATGTAGCGGAGGAACTAGAGACTTTGGGGAAAAGCCAGCAACGGGAACTGGAAAGCCGTATCGCGCAAATCATCGAGCATCTGCTGAAACTGCACTTCCTGCCGGATTACTTGCGGGAACCCAATGAACGGGGCTGGAAGGTTTCCGTCATCAAACAGCGGGCCGCGATCCAGCAATTACTGGAACAAAGCCCCAGTCTCCAGCGGATGCTCACTGAGGAAGTTTTAGCCGAGTCCTACCAAGACGGCCTGGAGTCGTTCCGCATCACTGATTACGAAATGCTGGGGAGTGCTCCTGCGCAATGCCCGTTTACGTGGGAGGAAATCTTGGAAGGAAAAAAGGGGAAATGACAGACGAGGAACTGAGGCTACATCTCGAATCTCTGCACGCCAATATCGCGGAGCTGACCGAGACGACGCAGAAATGGGTAGAGCAGACGATACGCCTGGACCGGCGCGAGCGCAAAGGCCGGGAAGCTCTGCTCTCCGGGATTGCCGCCTATCTCCGGGCTCTGGGGAACGGCGAGGACGAACCGGAAACCAACGGCTGAAAGGCCCATACTGGTGATGGCTACATGACTTTTCGCGATCAATGGCTGAAGGCGGCAGAACAGTACCGGCGCGGTTTTTCGTCCGTCGCTATTGGAGAAATTTCCCCTCTAACTCTGGAAGAAGTGGAGAAGTGGTTTTATTGTGGCGCCGCTTCGATGGCAAACCTCTTGACGCAAATGATCATGAATAATCCGGCGGAAAGTGGCGAAAAGACACTGGAGCTATTCGACGAAGTGACGAACCGCGTACGCCAATGGGCCGATCGCGCCAAGAAGCCGCCGATTCAATGAGGCCCATACTGGTGATGGCTGCATGATATGGCGGAACCCCGATATAGTCAGGCACTTCAGCAATTCATCCACGATTGGCGCCCCAACGATCCGGAGTTGGATAAGCGGTTTCTGGCGGATATCAAGGAACTGCTAGCGGCCATCCTGAAACCGCCGGCCAGTGTTTTCGAGGTGAACACGATCCTTTCGTCGGTCGGAGGAGGAAAAGTCGTCTTGAGGCTGGGAGAGTATGAGGCGCAGATGGATCCTTTGGACGCGCAACACCTCGCGCTATCGCTCATGGAAGGCGCCTCCGCCGCACGTCTCGAATCGATGCTCTCGCAATTTTTCATGGAAAAGCTGGGCGCGTCCCAAGAACATCTAGGGCTCGTCCTCGCCCACTTCCGCCACTATCGGATCGAAGAGATGCAGAAGGAACTGGATGGGGAGTTTGCCAAAAGAGGTGTGATTCCTCCGGAGATGCCATGAAACCTTAATAGAAAAGGCCGGTCGCACCTCCCCGGTGGCCGGCCCTTTTCTGAGTCCTTTAGGTCGGATCTTATCTGCAGTGATTCTACCAGCGTCGGGGGATTACTCGCTTCCGGTCTTGGGGCGGCGCCGGGCGCGGGGTTTGGCTTCCTCGGCCGGCGTGCCTTTCGCCCGCTGCTTAAGTTCCTCGAACGCCTGCTCCGCAGCCGCCTTGGTCATTTCGCCTTTGACCGCGATCGCTTCCGGACTGCCTTCGGACTGACGCATCAGTTCGAGGATCCGCGGCAGCGAGGATTGCGGTGGATTGCGTTCTTTGGTCTGGAGGAGCCCGTCCGCGATCAGGTCGTGCATCACGTTCGCCCAGCCCGGCTTTTCGCCCGATGCGATCGCCTCGTTGGAAACCCATCCCGGCTCGAGCCCGGCGACGGTCTCCGCGTTCAGTCCATACTTGCTCAACGCCGCGGCGTAGCGCTGCGCTTTCATCTCGACATTCTGGGCCTTGATGACGGCGCCGGGAGTTTTCCCGGGCACGGGCTCCGGGGTCCACTTGGGCGACATCAGCTCGCCGAGCGTCTGGGGCGGCGCCGGCGCTTCGGGCAGCGTGCCGGACCGGCGCATCTCGTCGGCCAGCGCTTCGGCGACGGTCTGGCCTTCGGGGATCTCGACCGTACGGGCCGCTCGGGCCGGGGCAACGGCCGCCTCGGCCTGCGCGGGCGGCAGTTGGCTCACTTCCGGCGGGATGGGAGCGGCCGCACTGGCGACGTTGGAACGGACCTGAGCGATCTCCTGGGGTGTCGGCGATTCGACGCCGGCGGCTTCGCCGACCATGCCCCACTCATGGGGGTTGAAATCCGCCAGATGCCGCGGCGGAATGTTCTGCCTGACGAAATCGGTTAACGCGCTGACGCGCGCTGCGTTGACAGGTGGCGCTTCCGGGGCGACAGGTGCCGGGGCCGGCGGCGCCTGGCTCAGCACGGCCTGGGCTTCGGCCTTCTCGGTTTCGCTCAGCTTCGACGGCGGCCGCCCGCCGCTCAGATCCTGCGCCAGCTCGGTCGTCGTCATGGGCGGCGCCGGCGGCTGTTGCAGGTTGCGCAGGTCCTCAAGCGTCATCGGCGGCGTGCCTGCGGCCGGCGGCGTGTACGTCACCTGCGCGGGCTGCTGCGCGACGTTCTCGTGCGCCTGAGCGAGGTGTTCGTACATCGTCTGGTCCTGCGGGCGCAGAGAAGACCAATCGACGCCTTGCGACTCCGCGTAGACCTGACCCGGAGTACGCGCTACGGATGGTGCCGCTGGTGGTGGGGATGTCCCAGGAGCTGTAGCACCCGCCGCCGCAGCCTCCCCCGCAGGCGCATCATACGCTGCCGTCCCTGCCTGCCATCCCTCCTTGAGAATCTCACCGGCTTTTTTAGCAGCCCCGTATTTGGCGGTGGAAAGCATGCCGTGCGGACCGCCCAGCACGCCCGAAGGCGCTTTCTCGATGCCGGCCTGAACAACTTCGCGGTAGCGCCGGCCGAGTGCCTCGACCGCTCCCCGGACACCCGCCTGCATGCGTGTTCCGGCGGCGCCTGCTTCCGCTTCCGGCAGGATATCGGCAATGGCAGCCGCGTGTTGGGTGATCCCACTGGCCTCGAGGAAATCCTGCGCGGCTTTCGCCCCCAGACCGGCACCGGAGAAGACCATCGCCACGTCGCCGGCCATGCCGACGGGATCGTCGTACCAGGCGTTTTTAAACCCTTCGAGCGAACCGTAGCGCTGTTTGTATAGATTGACGATGCCATCGACTACCTGCTGATGTGACTGCCCCATAACCGGCGCGAAGCCGCTTTTTTCGCTCATTCCCTGTAGCAGGTTGGTCACGTTTTCGAGCGTCCCGGCAGGATCCGTCAAGGGCTCGAGGATGCGACCCAGACCTGTAGTCGCATTGTCCAGAAAGCCCTTGAAGGTCTTCTCCGGCGCCGGCGGTTTCGCGGACGGCGGTTCCGAGAGCGGCGGCAGGATCTCGACAGAAGCTTGCGGCCCCGCCTGGGGCGCTGTCTGATCCACGGGAATCAGCCCGAGATCGGCGTATGGTTGTGTTGCCGGCGCTTCCCGGTTCGCTGAACCCAGTTTTTTCGTGCCTAGCGCGACGTAGTTCTGCGTCTCCTGATACGGAGGTACGCCACCATAACGATCGACCGCGCCCGGGCCGGCATTATAGGCGGCGAGCACCAGGCGGGGATCGCCGTTATAGCGATCGCTCAGTTGGGCCAGATACTTGACACCGCCATCGATATTCTGCGCCGCATCGAGAGAATCGGTAACCCCCAGGCCGCGGGCGGTCGCCGGCATCAACTGCATCACCCCTTGCGCACCGGCGCCGGATACGGCGCGCGGGTTGTAGTTGGATTCCATCTGAGCGACGACGTGCGCCAGGTTGCGGTCTACGCCGTAGCGCTCGGCGGCAGCGTCGATCATTCCCGGAATCGGGTTATCCGCCGGGATCAACCCGAGACCGGCATACGGATTCGGCATCTCTTACTTTCTGGTGAATCCCTGTGTCTGGGCTTGCGGCCATTTATCGGCATCCATCCAGTAATCCTTACCTTCCGGCGACGTGACCATAATCTTGCCGGTAGGAGCGAGTTTGAACGGGCCGGTCACGCGCGGCCCGGCGGTGCCGGTTTTTTCGATGGTCTGGACTGGCGGTTTC